GATGGTATCTCAACCCAGCACAGAACGGTTCAGCCAACCTGCAGGCCGAATCCAGCGTTGGCGCTGTTGCTGCGATGACAAAGCTCGGCACTGTGTTGCCCGGAAGCTCAATGTACCGTGCGGACGCCGGTGTATCTCTGAACAACATCCGTGATGGTCTGATTGCTGGTCGTCAGATGGATGGTTCTACTGCCGTGGTACAGCTATCTGGCACGGCCACTTCTTCCGGCACGATCCAAGCGCGACTCATGGATGACGCGGGGAAAATCCTTACCGACTGGCAGGATGTATGCCCAGCATCTGCGTCGTGGTCTGGGTGGGTTGATCTGCCGCAGTCGGATCGTTACATGCACGTCGAGTGTCGTGCATCCGGCAACCCAACGGCAATCGTTCGCAGTTGCAACAGACTGATGCGTGGACTTGTTGTTGCGATCATGGGACAGTCTCAGATTGTCTTTGGTACAACATATGGTGCATCCGCGACAGGTGGTGCTGGTAATGCGTTCGCACTCCCGACTGGATGGCCTTATGGTGGCGATACGACTGGGGTTATCGCGCACTCTATACATGGTCTGTACGCAACTGCGCCTATCAATAGGCCATGCGCAAATAATCCGGGACTCATCGGTAGCGGCGCAATCCTGATTGCAAACTATCTACGATCTAAAGGGGTCACAGAGCCGCTGCTGATTGTTGGTCTAGGCATCGAGGGCACTAGCATCGTAGACCTCATGAATGATGCTACAACAACGCGACAGTGGTCGTGGGACGAGGTTGTGCTGGCGGAGCAGGTAGCTAAAAACCAGTCAGGGCAATATCAAGTCAGTGCTATGGTGATGAACTGGGGAAGTTCAGACCCGAATAATGATTGGACTCCGTATCTCAACGCATGGGTGTACGGGGAAACAAGCGCACTGGCTCCAACCATTAACCACTACATGCGCGATGGACTTACTTATCCTTCGACAATGGAGTTCGGGCTAGTACCATTCAACCGATCTACACCTATATCCCCTAGCGCAACAACAGATCGAAGCACTCCGGCATTGCGTCGTGAGTCTCAGAGGAACTGGGTGCGCGATAACGGGTTCACGCTCGGCCCCGATGCCACCGTACACCTCATGGACGGATCTGCTGACTATGCTACGCACCCATCTATTGCGCCTGACGGTATCGGGCGGTACTGCCCTGCCTTGGCTGAGTGCGCCGCATTGATGGCTGGATTTGGCTCTTGGCCGGGAAGCACATACCCACAGTCCGCGCAGTTCGTTGATGGCAGCATGATGGCTTTCGATGTGGTATTCAGTGGCCCTGACGGCGCAATTAGCACCGTTGATGGGACAGGGGTATGTTCTGGCTTTGAGCTTTCGCTCGACGCAGGATCAACATGGTCACGTCTCGGTTTCAGTGCGCAGGTTATCGGGAACAATGTAGTAAGGATCACAAGCCTGTCAGCACCATTTACTAGCAGCGTTCGCTGGTCGTTCATGACTGGTTCACCCGGCGGGTATGGTGTTTCCAACGTAGCGCAGTGGCTTTCTGGTGCGCTGTACCGCCACGGATTCCCCGTATCTGGAGGAGGTAACACTGTGTACTCGGTGTCGTGACGACTGTCATCGGCTAAATACGATGGTCTGTTACTAACGCAGTAGACCATCGTCATAGTCATCTGAGCGCAGCACTATGAGGTTTGAGAGTGCCATGTTTTATTTGTTTGGTAATGCACTAGGTAGTTCACAATGAATCCGATTCCATTGTTAGAGCTTGGTGGTCAGATCATCAACAAGCTGATCCCAGATCCAGAAGCAAAAGCCAAGGCTCAACTAGACCTTCTAGCTCTTCAACAAAACGGAGAGCTGAAGGAGATTGAGACTAGGATGTCTGCCATTACAGCAGAAGCAAATAGTAGCGATCCTTGGACAAGTAGGGCGCGCCCATCATTCATGTATGTGATGTACATGGTGATAATCTCTTTGACGATTGTTGCGCCAGTACTCGGTGTATTCTTTCCGACAGAGATGGGAATGTTCTTCGCAAATGTAAAGACAGGGTTTGCTGCAATTCCTGACGTGATGTGGGATACATTCCTATATGGCTTCCTTGGGTACAGTGCTGCTCGTTCTGCTGAAAAGATCAAGGGTGTAGCAAAGTAATTGATTAGAAAGGAGAGAATGTGGAACAAGATGTAATTGGGCCATGCTCAATCCCGCAAGAGATGTTCCTGAATTGCGATGATATTGACATCGTATTCTACGGTGGACAGGCTGGTGGTGGTAAGTCACTAGCAGCTTTGCTCCACCATTTGAAATGGATTCATGATCCAAACTATCGTGGTATGGTGCTTAGACGTACAACACCAATGCTGATGAAGCCCGGTGCTATCTGGGACGAAGCAAAGGACTTGTACAAGAAGGCAGAACCACGCTGCCAGATTCGCATGAAGGACATGAAGTTCATTATGCCTTCTGGTGCGGAAGTTGCATTCACCCACTTTGAGAATGCTGCGAATAAAGATAACTTTCAAGGTAGTCAGTTGTCATCAGTTGTGTTTGATGAGCTGACACACTTTGAAGAAGAGCAGTTCTGGTACATCATGTCTCGCCTGCGCACAAAGGCAAACATGAAGCCTGTTATCCGAGCCACTATGAACCCCGGCCCAGATAGTTGGGTACGGAAGATGGTAGACTGGTATCTGTACCCTAAAGATCATCCGTTGCATGGTAGACCCGATCTAAGTAAACAAGGCATTGTACGTTGGTTTGTTCGTGACGGTGATAAGATGGTGTGGGGTAGTACACGGGAGGAGTTGCTTTCCGAGTATCCTCAGTCAACCCCGCTGTCATTCAAGATGATCTTTGCATCTGTCCGTGACAACCCATACATCTCTCCAACATACATTGCATCTCTTGAAGGCTTGCCGCGTATTGAGCGTGAGATTCTTCTGGAAGGTAATTGGGATGCTCGTGCAGAAGGTGCTGGTTATTGGAAACGTGAGTGGTGCGAAGTGATTCCTCTTCCTCCGACTGTGACTGTTCAGCGCGTCAGGGCATGGGATATTAGCGGTAGCGTCAAGTCAGACACCAATCCGAACCCTGACTACACTGCTGGCGTGTTGATGTCAAAAGACTCAAACAGCGTCTACTATGTTGAAGATGTAGTAAGAGATAGACGAAGACACGGTGGTGTGTTTGAGTTGATCCTTGAGACAGCACATCACGATGGCGATGACACACTCATTGTAATCCCTCGTGACCCCGGTGCTGCTGGTATTGCATATGCGTCACAGCTTGTAAGACAGCTTGCTGAACATGGCTTTCGAGCCAAAGTAAAGCAGAGCAACAAGTCCAAAGTTACACGCTTTGCTCCATTCGCATCTGTGTGTGAGGCTGGGGGTGTTCGCATTGTTCGTGGTGAATGGAACGACGATTACATGCAAGAGCTTGAGGGCTTTGACGGCAGTCGCAATGTCAAAGACGACATGGTGGACGCCACATCTGACGCATTTGTCCAGCTCGCACAGAACATCCATATCCCAGATTTCATCATCCCAGATATGTCTGGTGAGATTCAAGTTGATGTATTCGGAAGTGGTAATTCCCTCAGAGTGTTTGATGATTAAGGAGGAATAATTGGAACAAGAAGATCCCCTTATCAGGCTTCGCCTTGGGGAACATGGCTTCACCGGTCTTAAGCAGTTTGATGGAAGCATCTACGAAGAAGAGTTGAAAGAGCTTCGCTTCCCAAAGAGCTTGAAAGTTTATAAGCAGATGTCAAATGATCCAACGATTGCCGCTGCTCTATCTCTGACAGAGATGATGATTAGCCAAGTGGATTGGGAAGTTGACACTGGATATAAGCCAGATGATGTAATGAAGTCTCGTGGAAAGTTCCTTGCAGAATGTATTGATGACATGGAACACACTTGGCGAGACTTCATTAAAGAGGTTTGCTCAATCTATACCTATGGATTCTGCATCAACGAAAAGGTTTATCGCAAGCGTCTGCACACTGCTGGTAGTAAGTATGACGACGGCAAGATTGGTCTTAAGAAACTTCCAGTTCGTTCCCAAGATACAATCAGCGAATGGATCTTCAGTGAAGACGGTAGGGTGCTGACTGGTGTCAAGCAAGATTTGTCGATGGTTTCAAACGGCATTCGCTATAAGAACGCAATCAAAGAAGCCACGAACGAGATTGACATTCCTCGCAAGAAGTTCCTGCTGTTCCGCATTGACGCTAAACGAGATAACCCAGAAGGCTGTAGTCCTCTGCGAGCTGCTTGGATGGCTTTTCGCTATCGTAAGCGTGCAGAAGAGATTGAAGCTGTTGGTATGAGCCGTGACATGAATGGTACACCAGTGATG